TCGCCTGAGATGTCCAGAGAAGCCACTACAGCCGTACCTGTAAGTGTAGGTGCAGTTAATGATTTATTCGTAAGAGTCTGTGAGCCAGTAAGCGTTGCTACTGTACTATCAATAGCAAAGGTCACAGCGTTACCAGAGCCACTAGTATCAATACCAGTACCACCAGTAAACGTCAGAGTCTCTGAGTCTAGGTCTATGCTCAGTGCGCCACCAGAGTCTGCTTGGAAGTCTAAGTCCTGTGCAGTTACTTGAGAGTCTACATAAGCCTTAACAGACTGTTGAGTAGGTACAAGTGTTGCAGAGTTAGAAGACATATCATCTTCATCTACAAAAGCTGTAATGGTAATTGAACCATCACTTAAAGAACCATAAGTTACTGTACCTGTAGTAGTAATAGCTGATGATCCATTATCAATAGCACCAAAGCCTGAAGTAATACTGCCAGAGTTTAAAGCACCTACAGTAGTTACATTTGATAAAGTATCTAAAGCACTTTCAAAGTATGTTTCAAAGTCAGTAAGAGCAACTTGAACCATTGTACCACTGTCATTGACTACAACTCTATCTGCATCTGCAAGAGTAGTAGAAGTTGCTGAAGTGTCTCCATCTACAATATTAATTTCTGCTGCTGTAGACGTAACACCGTCAAGAATGTTTAGTTCTGCTGTAGTGCTAGTTACACCATCAAGTATATTTAGTTCAGCGGCTGTGCTTGTAACGCCATCAAGTATGTTGAGTTCCGCTGCCGTAGCCGTAACCGTTGTGCCATTAATAGACAGTGCATCAGTCTCCAGCGTACCGTCAATGTCAGCGTCGCCTGAAATGTCAAGAGATCCTGCATCTAGTTCTCCAGTAAGTGTAATGTTACGAAAGCTAGATACATCTTTATTTGCATCTACTGTTACGACCTTACTTGCTACTACTGTGCCTACAGCAGATCCAGTATCGTTATAATTAAGTTCTGTTGTAGTAGCTGTAACGCCATCTAAAAGATTAATCTCTGCTGCTGTAGATGTTACACCATCCATAATATTAAGTTCAGCAGCAGTAGCTGTAATTGCAGTACCATTAAAGTTTATAGCGTCTGCATAAACTGTACCGTCAAAGTAGCCATCTTTAAATTCTAAAGAACTAGTACCAAGGTCAATATCATTATCTGTAACAGGTACAATAGCTCCATCTTGGATGCGTACTTGCTCAACTGCACTACTAGATACTTCTACGAAAAAGCCTACTCTGTTATTTGTTCCGTCTACTACAACCTTATTAAGAAAATCTAAATCACCAATCTGGGGTATGTTACCACCTTGACCAGCAGAGCCATCGTGTCTATGACCAGTAGAAGATGCACTAGATGATGAATATGCAAAAGCATTTACTAGTTGGTTATATTCATTGTTAAATAGTGCTGCTGTGATAGTATCTCCATCAGCCATAGAACTCTGTCTAGTATAATTCTGAGCCATTTATTATCTCCTACCTGATGGCATGTAATCTATATAAAGACCATTTACAGCATAGGCTGACTTTTGATCTTCGCTTGTAATTCTAAAACTGCAAGTATTCCCAGAGCCTTCTAGTGTAATCCTTTCCATAGGATCACTTGTTGCTCCAAATGTAACTGCATTAAAAGCAGATGTACCAAAGATTGCTGGAAGAGCAATGCTGGTAACTGCAAAAGGTTCTGGTTGTGGTATATCAGGATCTTCGTAATCATACCGTACTCTGAAGCTAGGTTCAACTGCTCCTTCAGGACTAAAGGAAACTCTTGCGTATTTAAGAGTCTTTCTAGTACCTACATCACCAAAATCAAAGTCTGGTGTTTGATACACAGCATCTATATCTCTTGCTGCGCCTGAACTACGGAAAGAATTACCTGAAAGATGGTTGTATATATATCCATCTTTATCACCATGATATACTTGTTCTATACCATCTTTATCTAATCCTGATACAAAGCCTAGTGCTTGAATACCTAATGTCTCTGACCACGCAAAACCATTAGATGTTAAAGTACCAATAATGCCTCTAGCAATAGTAGGGCTTTCAGTAGCTTTAGTGTAGAATAAACGATACTGTGATTTACTTCTAAGTACTGCGCTAGTAATAATGTAGTCTTTATCAGCAGCAATATCAGATATAATACTTTGTATCTGCCTACTAACAGACCCTAACTCTACGTCACCAATCCTTGCTGTACCTGCAACTGTTCGCACTCCATCAGGAGAAAGAAATAAAAGGTCGCCACCTATTTCTTGAATACTGCCGCCTGATACACAGCCTACGTTTGTTGTAATAGGCACGACTGCTACAGTGCTAGAGTTATTTATATTTACAAGTTTATGTATACTATTCTGACAAAAGATAATTAAGTCACTACGAAAGCTTGCTAGTCCTACTACAGCATCTTCAATTACAATACTTCCTGCGCCGCTTCCAGTAAAACTATCAATATCATTAGTGCTACTATAGAATATAGTATTTTTAGCTGTAGAAGCTCCTGCAACTACTAAGTGTTTATCGTGTATTACACCAACAGCAGGGCCTGTAGTTCCGCTTACTGTGATCTCTTTTGCAAAGAATGTACGATTAGTTATATCTGCATCTGTGCCTGTCATTTGAAATAAGAACGGTTCGTTTACACCATCACAAATAACTAGCTCACCATAATCTGACGTACCTTCATATAAAGCAAAACTGCATCGTCCTTGAGAAGTACGTGCAGCTACTGAGCGTCCTGTAAATGTAGAGTAATTATCTCCTGATCCAGATACACTTGCTCTATTTACTTGAAGCCAAGAAGTACCGTCTTGACTAAAAAATATTCCTGTGCCTGAACAAACAACTACGCCATCTGCGTATACTGTCATGCCAAGAATACCTTCACTACTATTAGGTCTAGTATCTCCAAACTCTGTAAAACCATCTACTCGTCTGTAGCCACCATCAGGGTCTACTTCAAAGTTTCTAAGGCGTGTAGCAAACCCCGGCTGAGAAAGCATTTCTAGCTGGTTCAGGTTGACGTTTAAACCGCCCTTACACGAAAATCCCCAAGGCTGTGACACTACACAAACCTCACACGGTCATCTTTAAAGTATCCCGGCGCTGGTTCCATCAAGTGCAAGCGCATCAAGCGTATACCACGCTTATAGTCTTCAAGAGCAAAAGCTGCTGCTTGAGTATCTTCTTTAAACTGATGCACATAGTATCTAGCCCTAGCAAGTAATACTGTTTTGTATACATCTGGAAAAACTATTTCGTCACCGAAAGCATCTAAAGGTGTAGGTAAAGCATACGCAAAAAACCAAACACGATATACTTTATCAGGAATAGGACTCAATCCAAAGTTTCTACCATCAGGACTTTTAATTACTCGACTAGGTACGCCATACTGTTGTGTGTCTGCATCATCTAAGTTTTCACTAATTCTGTAGTAGTCTTTAAACTCTTCAGTAGTAGTAAAACGTAAATTACGCGCTTCATAAGGAGCAGACTCACCGCTAACACCTACAGTAGTAAGATAAAAATTATCCCAATCAATATAGCCATAGTCATTAACTAAAGAAGAACTTGCTGGCTTTAGTTCATACCAACGTGTTCCTGCTACAGTTTCAATATATACATTGCCGTACATAGGATCTACAGCACCGCTTTCTGCTACAGCTAAGAAAGGCCACTGAGGTTCTTCATTAACAATATCAAAATAAGCCCTATTAATTACATCTTTAACATGCTGCTGAACGCCAATAGCATTAGCGAAAGTAGAAGAAGTCAATGCGACTTCATTCATCTCTCGCAGTAGCTCATTTGTTAATGAAAGATAAGTAGCCATTATTTTTTATGTACCTTCTGTATTTCAAAGTTAGCTGTAAGAGAAGCACCTTTATGTGCTTTAAACTTACCTTCATGCTTCATAAGTTTGTAGGTCTTACCACTTTTCATCCAGTGATAGCCCTTGGGTGCCTTGACTCTCATCGTCCTTTAGGTAGGCTTTTATTGTAGCCAGCCATTGCGTTACAAGCAGTTTCCATTGCGTAAATATCAGATTTAGCTTTACCGCCGTGTCCATACATTTGGCGTCCACCGCCCATCGCACCGCTACGCATTTTCTTTTTCATCTTGCGATCCATTTCTTCATCCATCGCAGAGTAACCCATAGCAGCTTTTTTACGATTCATATCACCGCCATACATCATCATACTTCTCCCTGTATATTTATTAGGAACATAACCTTTTTTCATTGGAACTTTATTCACTAATCTTGCTCCATTGAAAATGTTTTACTTTTTTCTCTAGCAGCTTCTATCTCTGTTTCATACTCTGTTGTATTTTCACCTTTGTTAAAAATACGATCATAGTTATCTTTATACTGAGAAAGATTCATTCCTTTACGAAATCTGCTTCCTTTACCAACAATAGCTTTTCTAAACGTAACAGGATTTGCTTCTGAACCAATTTGAGGCATAGTTAAATATCTCCAAAAGGAAAGGGGCCACCGAAGCAGCCCCGTCCAGTACTAGTCGATGCCGTAGAAAGCAGACACAAGAGCTTCAGAGCGAAGTACCTGTGCGCCGTATACGTGCAGACCACGAACAATATCACCAAAGCTGTCAGGGTCACGAAGAACCTCAGTGTTGGTAATAGTTTGAGCAGTAGCCGTAGAAGACATGTGACCAGCCAAGCACTTGCCAGCAGCGTTAGTAGTTGCAGCAATGTTGTTTGACTTGTACATATCAAAACCACGTAGCTTGCCAGAGCTTACCAAACCGTTACGGATTGAGCCTTGACCTGCGTTGTAGTCAACTGACAAGAGCTTAGAAGAACTTTGTACAAGTACTTCATAGAACTCTGGATTAGCAAGGAACCATCGTCCTTCTTCAGGTACGTTTTGCTCATCAAGCAAACGAGCCATGTGAGAAAGAACATCAATAGGATCATGCTCACTAGAACCGAAACCAATGTCCAAGTTACCAGTACCGTCGAAGGTACCAGCAGCAAGGTCAGTAGCGTTGTCAGAACCAAGAATGTGGTTAGGGCTAGAAGCCGACACACCAGCAAACATCTCAGCAATAACACCTGAGTCAAAAGCATCACGCAATGCGTAAGCTGCTGAAGAGGTTGCTACGTCACGGAAGTTAACGTGAGACATGTTAGTTTCAATATCATCAACGATGAATTTGAAAGCGTTAGCTACGTCAACGACCAAGGTTAGTTCTTGGTCAGTAAGTTTAGTAGCAGTTACATCAGCACCACGCTCATACTGGTAAACAGTAATTTCGGGTTCTTTGATGATTCGCACACTATCACCAAATGCAGATATTTCACCAGCATAGTCAGTGTTAGTAATTGCTTCTACTACAGAAGACTTACGGAAAAAGTTTAGTACCTGCTTGGAATAAACTTTAGGTAGGAAAAACGAATTCGTTTGTCCTGATACAGAGTTACCAAAGTTTGCATTGGTATCTGTACTTGGTTCAAAAAATTGATCTGATACGTTATTAGCCATGTTAATATACTCCTAGTAAAACATAAGTTATTTTACTACTCTGCCCTCCATCATAGCTAGTTTGATTTCATCTTCATACTTATCAAACTGATCAAGGGACATAGCAGCGATTTCCCGTTCAGTCCAAACTTTAGGTTGCTTAGCATCTACAGAGGTGGTTTTAGTTGATACCATATCCGCTGCACTGCCTTGTTGCTTCCGCTGTCTGGGCTGTGATTGTGTTTGAGATTTGCCAGTTTCTAACTTATAAAGATCTATTGCTTTAGATGCTAAAGTTACATTATCTGGATTATTGTAAATCCAATCTTGAATTTGTTCTGGTTGTTCCTTTGCCCAAGTATGAAAGTCATCGTCGCCTCTAAGATCTTCAAAATCAGGGTGACGTTGCTTCAGTGTAGACTCAGCTTCTCGCCGCAATACTTCAGACTCACGTTGCCGCATAGACTGTAGTTGTGCTTCAAGATCTGCTACCTGTCGCTGACTTTGCATGTGTGCAACAGTCTCAACTGTATTGTACAAATCAGGATACTCTTGCTTAAAGTTCTCTAACTCTTCTTCAGACTTAGGTGGCTGATAAGCAGGTTGTGCTGACTGTGCCATAGCAAGAAGTTCTTGTTCTTTTTGCTTAAACTCAGAAAGCTTAGTATCATAATGCTTCTTTAAATCATCATATCGCTTTTTGTAATTAGTTCTTTTACGAGGTTGAGCTTCTTCTTCAGGGGCCTCTTCTGGGGTAGCCTGTTCGCGCTCTGCGTAAAATAATCCATCTGCATCACCTCTACGAGGCTCGTCTGGCGTATGCCAAGGCTTGCGTGCATTATATGGGTTACTTACTTCCTCTTCGTATTGTGGTTCTGACATTCTCAATCTCCTTCACGGGGCTTGTGTCTTGCAAGGTAGCCATTATTAACTCCGTCGAGTAAATGGGGCTTGACTTACCAAG